GAGACAACCGGAATCGGGTTGGTAACCTTTACGGTCTTTAAATAAGGATCGATCCAATAGGCCCGGGAATCCACCTTAGCATCTGAAAACACGTCAACCGCCAGATCATACAGGCTGATCCCTTCCGGTCGGTACAGGCCCTTATAATAGGTCCCGTCCATGCCGTCAAACCGATCTGTTGCTGAAAACTCCATCTGTTCATCATCTGCAGACCATTCCTTCAGCTGAACAGTCGCACCAGGAAGCCACTCGACGGATCCATCATCAAGCTCCTGTCCATATAGAACAGTAATATCCTGGCCAATCTCCAGGAAGTTTACAGAGCTTTCGACGTTCTCCACATCAAAAGCCCGGTCCTTATTGTTTACGGTCAGATTAAAATCAATGGTCGGCAGCTCCTCCATGATAGGACTGACATGCTCCCTTTTAGTGGCTGAGAGGATCTTTCTATTATCAAAGTAAATACCAATCCCCATTGTGATCTTGTGGATCCGGAACCGGCTGTGGCCGTTTACCATAACTGAGGGAATGAGGCGCAGGAACGTAGCGCCGTTAAATATTTCCTCTGTGACAAAGTGGCCACCTGCATTCCCAGTGATCTCCACCGTATTATTATCGGATTCTATGACAAAATCCACCGGGTAGGCTTTTCCAAACTCAATCGTTAAGCCTTTGATGTCATACTCAATCGGAAACCGTATTTCAGTTGGGCCAAGTAGATTCTTTGAGACAAGGCCCTGATTGAGCACCACATCCGCTCTCTCCCTTGGAAGGAAGTACATACTGCCGTCCACCGCCGTGTAGTCCTGGTCACAGGTGGCATATAGCTCCTTGACCTCATAATTGTCCAGGGGCATTTTGAAACTGCTGTAATACGTGTAGTTTTCTTTGTTTGGGACGTAGGCGTTGGCCTGGGCTTCCTGGTTGATTAAGCCGATAGTGACACGGAGATGGGAAAAAGGATCTCTGAATTCCCTTCGCATCAGTTCTTTATATTTCTGGCTTGCTGGCTGCACTACTCAATCACCCCGCAATCAATGACGTTCACCTTACAGTCCATATAGCGCGTAGGGAGCCCGTCTTTATCAAATTCAATCGGTGTAGCCGTCCGGTTTCCCGGATACATGCGGATTGTCATCATGCGATTATGTACCATATCCGGGATTCTTGCTGTCACCACAAATTTATCAAACTCCTGCAGCATGGCTGCCCAGGTGGTAGCGTCTAAAAACTTCCATTGTAGGTTCTCAAATTTATATTGATCTCTTCCCACTCTCTGGCCTATAAACTCCCCCAGAGCATTTTTTCCGTCACTTACATTCGTTGCCACCACCAGATTTCCGCCAATGTCGGGAGACGGAAACTCCCGGCCATTGATTGTTATTACTGCCATGTGTACCGCCTCCTTAAGTTGTTCTTAGAGAGAAACCGCTTCTCTTGTCCAGATCGGATAATTTCTTTTTAATCTCCCTGATATCAATATTTACAGTCAAATCCATGGCCTCAATCAGTTCTATGATCTTCCGGAGAAGATCTACCATAATGGACAGATAATGATCCGACATGCCTTCTGTAGGCATCGCCATAGCTCGGCCAGCCATAGCCTGGACCTGATCTGCCGTATTTACATTACGTCCGGTAGTGCCGACTAGGGACAGCTGCGGGGTTGCATTGCTGACAATGGCGCTCATGCTGGAAGCCAGCGGAGCAATGGCGGATCTCATGCCATACTGCACTGCCCTGGTGATTCCCTCCGTAATCTGCATGTTATTGGCAACCGCAGCCTTGCCTCCCCAGCTTCCTACCATTTCGGGATTACCATTTTCATTGGCTACGAAAAGGCTACCGGACTCTGGAAATCCACCGGTTGCACGGCCCTTTACACCTGGGCCGCTATTTACATACCCTTTACTACTTCCCGGACTGGAGGATCCTTTTTTATCTTCTTTTTCTTCTTCATTGTCCTTGGCGCCTTTAATCAGGTTCTTTGCTCCGCTTACCACCTTGTCCCAGGCTTCTCCCACTGCTTTCACAACACCGTCGAGCCATTTGGTAACATCTTTCCATACCGCCTGCATACCGTCCCAAAGCTTATTCATTACCGCCTTACCGATTTCCAGCATTTCATCCAGCTTGAATACTTCCTTGATCTTCTGCCAGATTTCCCCGAACCATTCCTTTATAGTAGTCCACTTTTCCTCAATGGTGGCCTTTACACTGTCCCAAATTTCAGACAGCTTATCCCTGATCGCTTCGAAGACTTCGGCGGCTTTGCTTTTGATCGAATCCCAGATGTTTGACGCAAGGGTTTTAATACCATTCCAGATCAACTCCCAAATACCTTTTATAGCATCAAGCACAAGATTTACTTTTAAAGCCATGTACTCTAAGGCAACAGTTATGATGTCTTTTATGGTTTTCCAAATACCGTCAAAAAAAGATTTTATCCCTTCCCAAGCCCGTTCCCAGTCACCAGTGAATACACCGATGATAAAGTCCATAAGGCCACCTAAAGCCGTTAGGATGTCATCAATAACTCTGCTTACGCTCTCGAAAAAATGAAAAAATCTATCGATAGCATTTTTAATAAATTCCGCTATAATCGGAGCCGCCGTTTCCATAAACCAAAGGATAAAAGGCAGCAAAACATTTTCCCACAACACAGTTATGGCATCAGCCGTTTTCCCTGCAAACTCCATGAATTTATCAATCAGGGGAGACAAATATTGTTCTCTGAACTCTTGGAATTTCTCAGATAAATAGGTTAGCACTGGAAGGAAATGGGTATTATAAAGTTCCAAAAACTTTGTAGCAATCTCAGTAAAACCTTGCTTAAAAGAATCGAACATAGGCTTTACGTGGGCGTCATATGTTTCGCTTATTTTTGTGAAGACTTCTTCTACAATAGATTTTATTTCGGAGAAGATGGGCTCCACAGCAGAAAAGGTATCTTCCAGTGTCTGCTTAATTAAGTCCCTGTTCTGAATAAAAGGAGCTGTAATAGTATCAAGCAAATCCCTAGCCAGTTTGCCGACCAGCTCTGTAACGCCCGTAAAAGCTTCTGCAAAAACGCCTTGCAGATCAGCACTAATTTGCTTTGCACTATCACTTCGAAGAGATGAAAAAATCGTAGCAAATGCCACGCTGAAATTGCCGACGATATCAGCAATACTCCCTCCGATATCAAACATGGATATCAGATATTCTTTAATCCTACCGCTGTTCTGTTCCAGGAATTTATTAATCCCACCCAGCAGATTATCCGCTATCGTTGCACCTATAGATGCAAAACTTCCAGCAACCTTCCCCAGGTTTACCGCAATCCTGTTTCCGAATTCCTCTGCGGAGGCCAGGACGGCCGGATCAGTGAAAATGCCTTTCAGGCTCTCTCCGATGCCTTGTATCGACTGCTTTACACTATCCAGCACAGAAGTATCCCCAAAGCCAATACTGAAGCCTGTCTTAAATAATTCAGCTAATTCTTTCGCTCTGTCGATTAGGCCCTGATACTTATTGCTAACTTCATCAACGCCAGAAGTATCAAGGGAACCCATGTCAAACTCATCTGCAGCATAGCCAGATCCACTACCTGATCCGCCGCCACTACCGGTATCCGGGCTAATGATGTTCAATTCATCGATTCCGGTAGACATTCCCTTGATATCCTTAGCCGCTTTCTTGGCAGCTCCGCCTGTTCCCCCGATAGCACCAGAAGCATTATCCGCTGCATCGGTGATAGCCTCCATGCCAGAAGCCGCTGCAGCCGATACACCCCCTCCGGAACCTTTCTTTCCTGTAACCAGCTCCGTAAACGCCTTGAATGCATTGGCAAGACTCATCAGCTTCCCGATGATAGTATTAATGACCTGAATTACCGGGGTTAGGACATTGATAAGCTCCTGCCCGATGGTAGCCTTTAGGGCATTAAACTGTTCACTTAAAATACGAACTTGGTTCGCCCAGCTCCCGGAAGTTCTGGCAAAGTCACCTTGGGCAAATCTAAGCTTTTCCTGAACGAAAGCATATCTTAAGGCCACTTTCTCAGCCTCAGACATGGACTTTGTTGTTTTTCCGTATCCGTTTGCCAATGCATAGGCGTCTAAGGCAGATTGGGTCATAACAACACCCAAATCCTTTAAGCTTTCTGTTTCACCCGTAAAAATGCTTTTCAGCTTGGTAAACGCTTCGGCCTGGCTTGTATCATAAAAAGATGCCACATCCGCCGCAAGACCTGTAAGGGAGGTTCCCATAGAAGCCGCTGACTTTTCAGTAAACCCAAAGCCACGAGCCATAGAAGCAAAAACACCGGTATAACGTTTAGCCGCTGTCTCGGACATACCAAATTGCTGGATTGCGTTTTTGGCAAACGAATCTATTTGTTTCTCCATGCTGGGTACGGCCTGCTGAATGACGTTATCCACCTCAGCCAGCTGTGAGCCCAACTCTATAGCACTTTTTCCAAAATCAATGATCTTCTTAACAGCAAAAGCGGCAGCCAGAGCCTTACCAGCTTTCATGGCAAGTCCCTGAATGCCAGCCATCTGCTTATCAAAACTGTTTTTATTTACTACAAGGTCGAGCCCGATCTGCCCCACGCTGTCAGCCATAATATCACCTGCCTTTAGATAAGACAGGCACATCGGCACAGCGTCTTAGAGTTTCAACTCAAATTCTTTCTTACAATCCTTGTTTTTACATTTTAAAAAAATCCCTTTGCAGACCGCATCCTTAGTACGAAACACATTAACCGGATATCCGCAATAGGGGCATTTAACCTTTATCTTTTCTTTTTCAATATTGATCCCCCTCCTATCTACACAGCTGCGCAAACATCTGCTCCAGAGCTACCATTTCCTGTTCATAGGTTGCTGGAGCCATGGCCTCTGCTTTCCGATTGCGCCATTCATTGTAAATGCGCCTTTGATCGCTATTAAAACTCTTGATAACATTCTTATCTGTCTCTGATCGGATTGCCACAATCCGTCCCAGAGGGGTTTCTGGATCGATTCCAGAAAGCAAAATCTTAAATTCATCCCAGACTACTGATTCAAATTCTTTAGTCCGTATTCTCAACCCGTACTGCGAAAGGAAACTGGAGACAATCAGATCCCAGTCCTCAAATAAATCGTAGTACGGGTCACAGCTCTCCCTGGCCGTTTACATCTCCCACGATCAGGCCAACAGCTTCCTGCACCACCACGATCAGGTCATTAAAGCCAAGTCCCAACTTTTCAATCTCTTTTTTAGATTTCTCTGGAAACATCATGTCGTAAGCTTTAAGGATCTCATTAACACCTGGGTCCTCTGCACTCATGAGCCCCATAACCTTTAACATCGTGGGAGCGTCGGCATTTACTTCCAGCTTCTTGCCCTTGATCATCAATGAGGGGTTCCCCTCAAAAGTCAGTTTCTCTGTAATATCAATTACTTTTGCCATAAGTTATTTCCTCCTTGTTCTCCTGAACCTGACGCCGCTGTAAAGATTGGCTTACCCTTACACTTAACTTCAAACTCCAAAGCATCTACTGCTGTACTTTCTCCACCTGCAGGAGTGGTCACGTTGATTATTGCATCAAAGCTCACTTTTGCACCAGAGGGCATTTCCCATTCAAATGGAGCTACCACATCATTTCCGGACTTCCAAGCAAGACCTGCAATGTAATCATTTCCTGGATCTCCATAGGTGCGCTTTCCCTGGAAGGAGAAGGACAGCTTCTTGCTGGTCATCATAGCATCACCCCAGCCTCCATGCTCCATGGCGTTCCATTCCTCTACACCACCCTCAATGCTGGGGGCGAAGTTCGTTAAATTGGCTATCATGGCCATAGTG